TCGGAACACCTAAAACTTTCGCTACAATTTCTTGTTCCATGTAAACAGAAGATCGAAGTTTTTTGAGCTTCTTGCCAATATTGGAAATGCCGATGTTTTTCATGTCTCCATCCCAATTTCCTTTAGCTTTTGTTTAGTGCGCTTGAGCGACTCATCAGAAAATCGATAGCCTATTTTTCTAATTTCATCTTTTGTTGAGTTCCAATGCATCCAATACCATTCACATGCCTCGCTCTGATCAGCGATGATGTCGATGAGTGATTCGACGAATTCATTATCTTTGTGCGGCAAAATGTCGTGCCACTTATCCAAAAGCTTTTGCTTGAGCGCGGTCATTTCTGATCCTTTGGTTTCAAATACTCTTTTTCAAGCTCTTCCATCGCGTTCATGACAGCCAAAATTGTATGTCCGGCTACATTGCAAGACTTGTGGATCAAGTGAACGATAGCCTTGTCGTTTAGACGACCAGAGCGCATTTTTTTGATTCCAGCAGAGATTTCAACAATCGAGTCAGCAATTATCTCAACCGGAATTTCGTCAGCATTTTCTCTTTGTACAATTTTTGTCTTTTTCATCTCAATCACCCTTCCTTTCGAGCAAACGTTTGGCTTCATCGGCAATATCAGCTGCGATGATTCCAAGCTTGAGATTTGAAACATTCATATCGTTTGAAGCTTTAATTAATTTCTTGAGCAAACTCTCGCTGGTTGTTTTCTCAATTTCCTCAACGCAGATCAGGAGCGCGCGTTTTGTGTATTGCTCTTGTTGGCGATCAGTCCATGCTGGAATCTTGTCGTCGTCCGTATACACAACCTTCGCCCGCTCGCGGAGGAGGGAATTGGCTTTGGCGAGGGAGATGAAATCAATCGAAAGAATCGGTTGCCCAATTCGACCAGTGTTTTTCGTGAATTCGCAATCCTCAGATTTAAAGAAATCCATTATTTACCAACCGGACAATGAATTTTGCTGATTGGAAAGACAAAATCCATGTAGCGAAGCTCACAGTCGCCGCCGCTAGCTCGAATCGCCCAGATGAACATTGATGCAATTAAATAAACAATTAAAATTTCGAGTAAAAACTCCTTCATTCTATCTCCTTAAAAAAATCCCACGCCCGCGCACTTATTTGACCCGCATCCACGGGCGTGAGACTCCCTCACCGCTTTCGCGGCAAAAATCAAATTTAATTTCCTGGTGCAAATTTATTCTTATCCGCATCCGCTTGTTTCATACGAAGGTAATCGTCGCCGTATTGAACCAAATCTTTTATGTTTTCAGACGGTTTCTCGACGCCCTTTGCCCAATCGACCATGAATCTAACGTCAGCGATTTTAAGTTGGCTAAGCCTCATTCCTTTATATTTTTTGCCAACGAGTATCGTGTAGTCTCCTGGATTAAACGCAGTCGATGTTTGCTGACCATATCCAGTGTCAACATCGTCGTGACGTGGTCCTACATCGCTCGACTGATTACTTCTAGCTTTCATTTCTTGCCGATTTTTTTCTTGAACTTTTTGAGCGATATCATCGGCGAAGTTTTTTATTTCTTTTTTTGGTGTTTCAGAAACTAAATCACCTGCAACTATTTCTTTTTCCAAGGCCTGTCTTCGTTCTCGGGCTTTAATAAATTCTTCTGGTTCAGATTGACTAGGAGGATCTTGCTCGAGAGCTTTGTCTAAATCATCAGGATTTGTTTGATTTTCGACAGGTCCTTTGTATAGCCAATCGCGAATTAGCGCGCCGGTATCCTTGGATACAAAATCAATTTTCCCATCGAACAGTCCAGTCCTGTCTTTTGATACAATAAATTGATGATCCATTCCAATGTCGAAAACGGTTGTAAATTCATATTCAATGCCTTCACGTTGAACTGGAGCTAAACCAACTTTTCTAGGCACAGATTTTCCCTTGTCGTTGGTTTCAATTACATATTCTTGTTTTGATCTCATTGTTACAATGATGTGAATCGGTGCGTGCAAAATCCAAGATTTGAATTTTTCTTGTAGCTTTGTAATTTGCCCCCAATTGTTGAATGAACTTCCGCCCCTAGAATCAAGTTGTTCTTTTCTCTCGAGCAAACCACCTTGTCCAGCCCAAGCATGAGAAGCAGAATCGATAATTAAACAATCGTATTTCTCATCAACCGCAAGTTTGATATCAGCCAAATATTTTTCAATTGTGTACGGTGGCGACATTTGCGAAACGTCATAAGCCCATCCGTCAAATTTATCGATGTAAAGGCTTGCTGAATTGTTTTCGGTATCAATCACAGCACATCGACCATCCTTGCCAACTAGTCCATAGGCTAACAATAATGCAGAAAAAGTTTTGCCAGATCCGGCCGGACCAGTTATTGCTATTTTGGCCTTGGCCATGGATTTTGATGCGGGCTTAAATGCCATCTTGAATCTCCTTGGGTGTTTCAATTACTATTTCGTTTCTATTGTTTTTGATTTCATCCCAATGCTTAAGCTTGATTTGAAGCTGATCGATCATGCGCATCCAATAGTTTTTATTAGAACGCACTCGCTCATACTCGATCAATGCGTGAGTGTATTTTTTCTTCGCATGCTCTAATCGAGCAAGCACATCGTTTTTGGATTGGAATACTATTTTAGCCCCCATATCAACGTGATTAATTGAATGGGCGTAAGGTGACAACTAAAAAGATTGCGTTAATTTAAAAAAGCCAAGCCGCTGATGACCAATGAATTACTTCAAAGTATCCGCACCAACGGCCTGGCCAAACCTTACAAGCGTCTAGCAAACCCATCTCAGAAGCCACACAACACACCCTTCGGAGGCTATCATCTTCATCGACAAGCCCGGCTTTCGCCGCCGCTTGGGGTTTAAATCATCAATGCACTTACGGGAACACTGATGAAACCATTCGGACTTAACTCAAATATGTAATTCTAGGCTCGGCCGTGACAACACAATTCTTTTGATTGCCGTGATGAAATGTAATTTTCTTTTTCGATATCACGTTGCCAACGTTACCTTCAGAGTCGCGCACCTTCATATATGTTTTCTCTTCTTTATATGATTCGGCTAACTGACCACACTTGAGGCATATCGTTTTTACTTTTGGTTTTTTCATTTTTCACCAACCTGATTAAGGGCCACAAGAAGCTCTCTCTTTGCCGCTTCTACATTCGGAATTGGTTCGAGCAAGTAACTCATTGCCATGTGGCATGCAGTATTGAATGTGCCGTGCGCATTTACACATTTAACAATGAATTCACCATCAGCACGCGAAAGAGCATGATAATCGACAACTGATAATAAACACCTTCGTCCTTCCGGATCGTTCAATGACGAAATGTTGTTGTCCTCGTGAAGCATCCATGGCGTTGGCAAATGATCGTCGAGTTCATTCATCTAACGCCTCCCAAACAGTTTGAAAAATAATGATCGCCCGAGTCCCAAAACCGATAAATCTTGCAACCGTCCTTTTCGAATAAAAATTTAACCTCGTAATCGCTCGGGTTGTGTGTCGCGACGTCGATCGGCTTACTGCATGCGCATAAGGCTAAGATCAAAATCACAAGCTTCATAATCGCTCGATTATTGGATCGTCGCTCAGTGCATTTTGAATCATACGCGCCAAGTTAACCTGATCCATTTTGCAAACAAGTTCGCCCGCATCTTTATTACAAGCCTCGTATTTGGACCAAAGATGTTTGCCCGTTTTTTCTCCATAAAGCTGGCAAAATTCATATTCGACCATGGAGTTAATTGTTTGAATTGTCGCCCTGACAATCGGCTCAAAACTCAGGGCATCAAGAGATAGTCCAATAGGTTTTGGTATTGGTTTGGGTGGTAAAGTATTTTTCAAGTGCTCGTTATCAAATTGATAGTCTTTCATCCAAAAATCTCCGGTTCGCCTAAAAGTTTGCAAAGCTGCTTTTTAATTTCGAAACACGCACTATCCACGAGTTTTTCAACAAACCCTTGCTCGTTTTCAAGAGTTTTGAATTCAAACCGAATCGGAAAATAAATGTATCTTCCGTTAGGTGCGACCATTTGAATTGAACCAATGACCTGACCCTTAACTACCGCCGTATCGAATTTATGCTGATAGCCAGAAAACGGTTCACTCAATCCCGAACCCCTTTGATTGTTATGCAATTAAAGTAGTTGTTTAAACGTATTCGATTGAAACGTAAAGAACATTGTAAATTTGACTTAAATCTTAGCCCGGCTGGGTGTTAGGTTCGAGCTCAAATCCATCATAATTATTACAGGATGAATTTTATGAAACGATTGTTCAGGAAGAACAATCGTAAGCGTTGACTCCAACGCAGCGGACGCAGTTCGCCCACTACGGCTTAATTTTAATAGAATCGAAGTGGTGTCGTCTCTATAGCCTCAACGTTTGCGAAACGTCATCTTGGCTTCCCTGAGTCGACAAGGCTAGTATCGCCTCTCTGTCCGCATGATTTCTCACACGGCTCTGGATCTCCCCTTGCAGGTTCCCCTTCGATCCATCCGACGCCACGCCTTGATTGCTAAACTATTACGTGGCTCCGGCTAAAATACGACTTGGCTAGATCAATGATTTTAATGTACTTATTGATTTAGCTGATTTCGCAAAAAGAAGCTTATAGATAAGGCCCTGGCAAACGCAACGTTTACGGGGCCTTCGTCTTTTTGAGTCATACGATTTTTTCGCTATCTCTAATTAAACGACACTTCACATCTTGGTAACGTACAGCGACATATATATAGTCATTAAAAACGCGTCATTTCGATACGACACGTCATTTTATTCTTTCCTTAGTAGTACAACAGTAGTACTATGTATTTATAGGGAGATGAAACGATGAAACTCACGATCAAAGGCAAAATCTTCAACGCCGAATACATCAAACGTCTCGAAGCGATGGGTTTTAAAGTAACGATGGTGTTGGAGTAGATATGAAAATGAGACGAGCAAAGTATCTATTCACAGCATCGATAGTGATCATCACCTTGTTCAGAATGTTTTATGGGATTGGGATTTATTTAAGTGAATTAACCTCGCCAAAGCTACCTCAAGTAGAAAAGGCGATTAACGCAATCGAACCAAAAGACCGATAGGTCAAAGGGGAGGATACTATGAAAACGAAACTATTAATCACGATCGCAGCACTTGTTTTATCAGCATGCGGACAATCAAAAGAGGGCACTACCAATCATGGCGTAACCGTAACGGCGAGCCAGATCAAAGGCGTTGAAAACTCGTCAATCAGCATTGATTTGTCGACATGCACAATGCCAGCCGGTCAACCGTTTTTAAATTACGCATGTACGAGTTCATTATGCACCCAAGGTTGCGGTGACGACGGTATCACATGCAAAGGTGACACATATACGCTTACGTGTAATGTCGGCGGTGTCTCTTGCTTCGTAAACGGAGGCAACGGCCAATGGTACTCGGTTGACTCGTGGGCATCTGTTTACGGCAAACCAGGTTGCTTGAATTTATGAGCTCGCGAATCGCTGAGATCGAATGTAAGCGCAAGAACTTGATTCTTGCGCTGAAATTCAACATGATCAGTTGGTTTCAGTTCCTAGATGACTGGAGAAAGCTTTACGACGAGGTGGACTATGTCACGCAAAAAAAAATCAAAACAACCGCCACCATATCAACAACGCCTAGATCCGGACAAAGTTCAAAAGGCTAAAGACCTAGGAATTGATGTGCCCGATTTGTTTCGAAAGACGCTAGATAAAGCTTTAAACACCGAGAGATGTCCAACTTGTCGTAGACCAATCAAGAGGACTAGCCGCCTTCGGGGCTAGTCCTACATCACTCGGGTTAATACCGAGAGTTAGTTGACATGAAACGAGCTATCATTAAATTGGTTGCATGCAAAACGACACACCAATTTTAAAACTTCTAAGACTCGAACAAGGCCTCACTCAAACTCAATTAGCCAAAAAACTAAAAGTTCGAACTCAGTTCATTTCAAATGTTGAGCGAAATATTTCGAATTTCCCAGTGACCAAGATCAAACGATGCGCCCAAGTGTTAGGCGTTGATCCAGAAGTTTTCATCAAGATGAACATCGAAAGACATGAGTCATTGATCAGGAAACGCCTAAAAATGCCTAAAACTCAATCTTAGTCCTGAAAGTATTGGATTTTTAAAATCTATCAGTAACAATCAATCATGGCGGAAAAAAACTTAGGTGGTCGTCCAAGAAAACCCTTCGACCTCAGCAAAGCTGAAAAAGATGCGGCGGACTTTTGCACGGCCGAAGAAATAGCGGCACTTCAAAGCATCAGCGTTGACACTTTGGAGCTACGCATTAAAGAGGCTGGATACTCAGGATTTACGGAATTCTTTAAAAAGTACTCAGCGCCGGCCAGACAATCGCTTCGTCGCAAACAATACAAGCTCGCACAAAAAGGCAACGTCGCTCTTTTAATTTGGCTTGGTAAGCAATACCTAGAGCAAACAGATCGTATGGACACAAACAATACTAATCTAAATGCGAACGTCGATTTCAAAATTGGGTTTGAGGACGAAACGACGCCAGATGAACCAACAAAAGAATAATTCGGTCAGCCTCACATTTCCTCGCCGAACGCGCCCGCAGCGCGCCTACCTCGAATCATTGGCGCGTTTCAATGTTGCTGTGTGGGGCCGGCAATCGGGAAAGACGACAAGCGGTGGTTGGAAGCTTGTTAAAAATCCGCTCAATAATCGAATGGGTGGACAATATTGGCACGTGCTTCAAACTCACATGGCTGCCGAAGAGGCGTTCAATAGGTATGTGAGACTTTTCCCAAAAGACTCATGGCCATATCTTTGGGCAAAAAAACCGAACGAGTCTGAGAAAACGGTTTTTCTAACTGGTTATAGAAATGTTCATTTCAAGTCTGGCGAAAACTATCAGGACCTTCGGGTTGCAACCCTTGATGGCGCAATCATAGATGAGTGTAGACAGCAGTCAAAAGAGCTCTGGACGCAAGTTATTAGGCCGATGCTTGCAAGGCGCAAAGGTTGGTGCGATTTCTTTTCGACACCCGCCGGGTACGATTGGTTTTATGATCTTGCGGAACACGCCAAACTTAATTCGAAAGAGTGGGGATTGTTTCATGCACCATCAACTGAAGCCTGGTGGTGGACGCCTGAAGAGATCGCCTCGACAAAAGCTGAAATGTCGGAGCCAGAGTTCGCGCAAGAAATTCTGGCAGAATTCAGAGATCTTACCGCCGGCCGTGTTTATCCGTCCTTCGGCGATCATAACCGAGCAAATGGATCACCGTTTGCTGCAGGCAAACCGTTCTCGCCATACCTACCGATCGTTCTCGGTGCCGATTTCAACTTAAGCCCAATGTCATGGAACCTAGGTCAAACCGCATCAAACAAATGGCATTGGTTTCAAGAGATTCATCTAACAGGATCACACACGATGGAAGCGGCCGAAGTATTGGTGTCGCGCATGCAGCAACTAGAGGCCATGGGACACAAAAGCAACCCGCAATTAATCATTTGCGGCGATGCGACGGGCAAAGCCACCCAAAGGTCTAGCAACCAATCCGACTACGACATTATCAAGATCAAACTCAAACAAGCCGGCATCACCTTTCGCGATGAGACGCCTGAGTCAAACCCATCGATCAAGGACCGCGTGAACGCTGTAAACACAAAATGTAAGGCAGCCAACGGTGATGTGGAAATGTTTGTGGATTTCGATAACTGCCCGTTTCTAGTTAAAGACTTGCAGCGCGTTGTTTGGAAAAACGGTGCCGATGCTGTGATTGATTCGGGCAAGCAAAAGGATTTAGGTCACCAATCTGACGGAATTGGTTATGCGATCCATCGGTTAACGCCAATGAAGGGCGTAAAAGAGATTGGCAAAATGCGAATTATTCAGCGAAGATTATGACTGCTGTTCAAACTCCGAATTGTTGTGGTTGGGGCTCATGAGAAATCATGGGCTCTAATTTTATTGTCTAGCGCAATGTTGACATGACAATTGTGTTTGGATCGAATTGCGGGTGGGGGAATTTATGTACTGGCTCAAATATCTTGTTGTTATCGTCATCGAATATTTTATCAATCTCGCCAAGGGCGCTTGGTTCATCGTTTTTTCTCCAATTGAGTTCAACGAATTTCTGACCGAGTGGCGTCGATTTAAAGACCATATTCGCGATAATGACGAGCGCCTGCAGTCGGCAGCGATGATGGGTTTGAATCTTCGTCAAAGACGGCGATTGGGGATAAGATAAAATGATCCTAATTGGAGATTGCTTAGAGCGACTGAAAGAGCTTAATGAGAACAGCGTTGATGCTATTGTTACTGATCCGCCATATGGTTTGAAGTTCATGAACAAAGGATGGGATTACGATGTACCTTCTATTGAAACTTGGCGTGCTGTATTTCGTGTACTTAAACCAGGTGGTCATTTACTCAGCTTTGGTGGAACTCGTACTTATCATCGGATGGTTGTTTCGATCGAAGATGCTGGGTTTGAAATTCGCGATCAAATCCAATGGCTTTATGGGAGTGGCTTCCCAAAATCACTAGACATCTCAAAAGCGATTGATAAGAAGTTCGGCGCGAAGAGAGAAGTGATTGGAACAGTCGAGCATCATGACATTCGAAACGGTTCGCTTATCGGCAAATCTGGCAAAGTTGAAACGCAAATCACCAAACCATCAACGCCAGAAGCCTACCGCTACAAAGGCTGGGGCACGGCGCTTAAACCAGCGAATGAGCCAATCTGCCTTGCAAGAAAGCCTTTAGAGAAAGGCCTCACCGTCGCAGAGAACGTTCTCAAATGGGGCGTTGGCGGATTGAACATTGATGAGTCGAGGATAGGTAATGACGTTACCGGCTGGGAAGGGCGAGCAAACAAACGATTTGAATTCAGCGGAGACGGAAAGCATCAGCCAGAACAAATGAATGCCGGAGAAGCTCGGCCCGTGCAAGGCCGCTGGCCATCAAACGTCATCTTAGGCTGTGATTGCGAAGGCGCAGAGCATGGCCAATTGTGCGCTGTTCAAATGCTTGATGAGCAGAGTGGCGTGGCAAAACCAAAAGCACGTCGCGAAGGTAAGCGCGGCGGCAATGGTTTTGGCTTTTTTGACGACGACAAAAGCGCAAATGAAAATGGAGTTTGGCCGGAAGATGCTGGCGGCGGCGCATCCCGCTTTTTCTATGTGGCGAAAGCATCAAAGCGTGAACGCAATGCAGGCTTAGAGGGAATGCCTGAGAAAGAATTGCGATCAGCTGGCGGCACAACTTCATCTGGCAAGCCAACGATGGAAGGGCGTGATCGTTTCGGTTCTGTGCAAGCGAACAATCACCCAACCGTCAAGCCCATCAAACTCATGGAATATTTGATCAAGCTTGTTACACCTCCAGGCGGCGTTGTGCTTGATCCATTCATGGGAAGCGGATCGACCGGAGTTGCCGCTTTCAAAAACAATTTCAAATTCATCGGCATCGAAATGAGCGAAGAATATGCGGCGATTGCTCAAAAAAGAATCAATCATGCAAAAGTTTAGTTTCGAAATTCAGGGCCTGCCATCAACGACCAATTCATCAGGACGCAAACATTGGGCCGTAAAGGTAAAAGAGGTTCGTCTATGGCATGCGAAAGTCATGATGGAGCTCGCGAAACTAAGAGTCGGAGTCTATGGCGATTTCCAACCACTACATAAAGCAAAGATCACGTTCACTCGTTTCTCGGCTCGCGAGTGTGACTTCGATGGTCTCGTTTCAAGCTTTAAGTCCGTATCAGATGCTCTTGTCAAAGGTGGAGTGATTGTTGATGATAGGCCATCGGTTGTTGGCTATCCCACTTATCGTTGGGAATATGCCTCAAGAAATGAAGGCAAGATAAAGGTCGAAGTCGAAAAGGTTGAGGTCTTAGAGTGAAGAAAAAACTCCACCGCATGGACGATGTGCCAGCCTATCGCAAGTGGGTTAAAGCCAGAGACAAGGCTTTAGAAGAGCTTCATACAAAATCACAGCTAGAAACATCCGACGAGCTAAGACGCTTGCTTGGTCAGATCTTACTCATGTCGAGCGCTTACTATCATCAATCCAAAACAACGATGCACATTTTAGGCTCACACCGTCCGATCGATCATTTAGACCAATCGATCAAGATTGAATTTCAACGATCAACCACCCGACTCTTTCAAATCCTGACAAAACTAAAAGTGAACTCGTTTGTACTCGCCAAGAGCTCGCAGGCCGAGATCATAGCCCAGTTGTTAAGAAGAAAAATCGAGGCTAGGCTTTCAAAAGCGGATGTTCAAAAAGTGATACTCCGCGATTCACTTGCCGGTGGTCCAGCTCTTCATCGTCTCGAACTCTACATGGACCGTCTACGTCGAAAGATTCTAAACGCTGTACAACTCTCGTCGCTTCACGCGGCCGACGCTGAAGAGTTTCTTTATGATGTTATCAGATCATTTCCAAAGCGTAGGGTTGTAAAACAACCGCGCAGAATCTTAAAGCCAAAGCTCATGGAAGCGGATCAATCAATCGGTAGCGGCGCATCCGTTTCGATCGACAACATCGATGAAGATTCTTGGCAATCAATGCTTGATGATTACTTGTCAGATCCGACCATGCAGTATCGTCAGCCCGAGTATGTAGTGAATCTCGACATTACTGATCCGACCGTTCAAAAGGATGGCGAACAAGTTTGGTATGCATGGGAATTCGAACAAGACATGATGAACGAGTTTGTTCAATCGGTTAGGGACGGCGAGATTGATGCGGCTAACGATAACGGCATTACGGACTTTGTCGTAATCGCGATTATTGACGACAACACATGCGAAGGATGTTGTGGCGAATACGGATGCGTAGATTTTGACGGTTTGCTTGTAAGTGAAGTCGAAAGCATGACCGACGGACAATACTCTAGCGCTCCGTATCATTTCCGTTGCAGGTGCACTTGCGCTCCCGCAACATCAGAAATTCCAGAAAAGCCGGACGATGGTGGCATCGAGTTTGATGATTGGTTAATGAGCAGCTAGTATCTCAAGTGTTTGGGTGGGGGATTAATGATCAACGGGGATAAGTTTCTTAACGACAATGACGACGTCAGTGCGTCTAAAAGCAAGAATGCTCGCATTAGTGTTTTAAAAAATGGCCTTGTCTTTGATGAAAAGAAATACGAGTACAAAGAAGATTTCGTTCCAGCTAACACTTCAAACCCGCTTGAGATTCACACCACCACAGAGCTCGTTGAGCATTTAAAAAAGAACCCAGCCACCCAATTAGAAGCAAGAATCTTAGGTCACGGTCCTCAAGGTAAAGCGCTCCTTAAAATGGATCGCAAAACGTTTTTAGAATCTACAGGGGCCAAATACACAAAAAAGCTTCGCGAAGCCGCAAATAAGTTTGTCGAGTGGGATAGCTTCGATAACACTTCAGATGATTGGTATGACGGCGGTCGCATCGGGAAAGACTTTACGCCAATCATTGGCGGCCCATTTGATAAGCAGCTTTATTATCGCGACTACCTAAGGATGATCGCAACGAGCTTTTATGCTTACCACCACGATCCAGTCGCAAGATCTCTTGTTGGCATCATGACCGATTTTACGATCGGTCGCGGTTTTACGCTTCACACGGATAATCCAAAGGCTCAATTGCTTTGGAACGCCTTTTCGGCCGCGAACGATCTTCACACGCAAGTGGAGCACGCAAGTCAGGAAATATCGGCTTACGGCGAGATCATGTGGTGGTGGCTTCCACAAAACAACGCAAGGATTTCATTTAACCCGGTTGCAGGCGAAAAGATTCCAAAGGCCATCCTTCCTCGCATCCGCCTCATTGATCCATCAAACATCGCTGAGATCATTACTGTTCCAGAAGATCCAATCAAAGGCGTGATCGCCTATGTTTGGCTTGCGCCGACGCAATACCAAATGTGGACGAAAGATAATCAGCCGTCGACCAAGTTCATTTACACACAAATCCCTGCCGAACAGATTATGCATTACCGCGTTAACGCTATGTCGAACGAAAAGCGTGGTCGGTCTGATTACTTTCCGGCACTAGGCTATATGAAACGTCTTCGCGATTCGGTTAACTATTCCGTGATCGCACAACAAAAAGCGGC